AGAGATACATGGTTGCATTATGCGACCATTGTGGCTCTGTTCCTTCAGGTGATCGTCGCCGCTTTCCCCGAGGTCTGTTCAAATATCATACCCTTTCGAGGGTCGATTATTGAGCAGATGAGACGGTAAGTTACCATCTACCGCCTCGATGGTGCTGACTTCGAGCGCCAGTAGTACACTGGATGGGAGTGATCCCATTTCCTTTTAATCATCCGTGAGGAGATTATACCCAATGTTTGACATTGAGTGCAAGGCTTACTTGAAGATCTGTGAGTCTATTGATTCACCCGTTAGTCTATCTTGCTGGTTGCTTGTGCAATACGAGGAGTGGGACCAACTTGTTGAGAAACAGGTTGATCCGAATCACTATTCGTCTGCCAGCAGCTTCGCGGACGACTACCTTGTTGTATCAATACTTAGGAAGAACCATCGTGTGCCGACTTCTTTCGATAGAGAGAAGAACGCATATGAGAAGTTCTTTGACTCAGAGCGCGTTTGCAAAGAAACAAATGAACGTATCCGCGGATTTGTTAATGGAGCAATTTCTGCTCCACCAGAGATTTCCCTCGTTCTCGAAAGAGCTCGGGGCATCATCTGGCAAATCCTTGGGCCATTAACACGGCCCAAACTTGATTTTGCGGAAGCGAACATGCGTTTCGGCCCAGGTGCGACAACGTCGGTTTCAGGGCGTGACGTAACACCTTCAAGAAAATTCACAAGCTCGTTGCATGTGACGCCTAGGTTGTATCCTTATTGGCCCAGCTTAATCCCACAACTGTGGAGGGCTGCTGCTACCGATGTAACTCTTCGGTCGGCTAGTAAGGTTACATGTGTTCCCAAGGATGCCAAAACTGACAGGATTATCGCAATCGAACCTCATCTGAACATCTATGTTCAGCTGGGAGCCGGTGCTTTGATCCGACGTCAGCTTAAGCGCTTTGGAGTCGATCTTGATGACCAAACAAGGAATCAGTATCTCGCCAGTACGGCTCAACAAACCGGACTTGCGACTATTGATTTGTCTTCTGCTAGTGATACTGTTAGCAGAGAACTTGTGTGGTTGCTTCTTCCGTTTGAGTGGGCAGCCTTCCTAGATCTTTCGCGTACTGAATACGCTGAGGTCAAGGGGGTTGAACACCGATTGGAGAAGTTTTCTTCCATGGGAAATGGCTATACCTTCGAGTTGGAGACATTAATCTTCTACTCGTTGGCGTTGGCAGTATCCGATGGATCGAAAGGAGTGAACGCTTACGGCGATGATATTATATTGCCTGCAGCGAATGCTCCCATCTTGATCGAGACATTAAGCTTTCTCGGGTTTAGTGTCAACACCCGTAAAACTTTCCTGGCTGGAAGGTTTTACGAATCTTGCGGAATGGACTACTTTGATGGAGTTAATGTTCGACCCTTCCATTGGAGGGGTATGAGGGACGACGCCAGAATGGTTATATACCACATGGCGAACTCCCTCCGAAGATATGCTCACATCCGCAATGGCTCTCTGTCCTGCGATGTACGTTTTCTCCCTGCCTGGCTTTACCTGATTTCCAGGTTGTCAGACGGGGATAGGCGTGTACGCATTCCAGATGGCTATGGGGATGGTGGACTCATCAGTAATTTCGATGAGGCCACACCATCAAGAGCCCGGCATGGCTTTGAAGGCTTCGTCGTACCGAGTTATGTGGCATCCCTCAAGTATCGTAACGCGGAACCGAAAGGTCTCCTTGTTGCGAAGCTGTCGGATACTGCATGCCGCTCGGTTGGACTAGCTAACAACGCCAGTGAAACGCCAAGGTATGCGACCGTGAGGTCTGTACTCAAGGCAATTCACCGCTTGCCCAAAGAATCTTCCCGTGGAGTTGAACCCATGAGAGGATTTCAGAGGTACTGCAAGTCCCAACTATTAGTTCATAGTTGGGCGAGCTTAGGTCCCTGGCAATAAAACCTCCAGGTTCCTTTTATCCCAGAGAGAACTCTGGGTGGGGAGAATTGTTTAGAAAGGCTCCATCGTTCTGATGTTACTAGAGCGAGAGGATAACCGGACTTCACAAGTTCTCACGAG